GCCAGCCCACGCCGCCACAGCCGCAGGGCGCGGCCGCAACGCCCACCGCCAGCAGCGATCAGCCAGAAGAGCTGCCCCGAGATGAGCAGATTCAGCGGCTCCTAGACCACCTGCTCGACCTGCACCTAAACCCGTCCGATCCCTGGGCAAAACAGCAGGCCTGCCGCGCGGACTTGTGGAACCTGGGCGTGCGCGGCGACGCCATCGACGATCGCATGATGTACGCGCTGGCCGCCCGATGGGGCCTGCCCCTGCAGGCAGGACACAGTGGCGCGCGCCGTGGCCGCTCAATTGCTGATCCCCTCGACTCGCCCGCTGAGGATCTGCTGCCTGGGTTCCTGCTCTGGCGCCGCGATCATGTCCTTTTCGGCGCTGGCGGCACCGGCAAGACCATGGCCGCAGCCGCCATGGGCGTCTCGATCATCAAGGGCCGGCCATTCCTTGATCAGCAGATCACCCCTGATCGCAGCGGCAGAATCCTCTGGATTGGCAGCGACGGCGGCGAAGGCGCCAGGGCAATGGTGCGCGAGTACCTGGAGGATCTCGGAGTCGCTACTGACCCCGAGGTGATCGCCGGGTTCACCATCTGGACAGCTGAGGGCTCCGAGGGCACCCCCGCTTGGAGTTGTTCACCCCGGGGCCTCCTGGAGCTGCGCGACGAACTCGAACAGGGCGACTACGCGCTAGTGGTGATTGACAGCCTAAAGGCGGTGCTCGAACTGGCCGGCATCAACTTCGGCATCGGCCCGGTCGGCACCCTGATGCGGTTCATGCAAGCCCTGGTTGGCCGCCATTGCTCGCTCCTGTGGCTGCATCACCCCGCAGGCGGCAAGGCCGCTGGCAAGGGGCTGCAGGCCGCGGCAGGCAGCCAGAACATTAACCAGGTGCCCAGCGCCGTGCATCAGCTCACCCGTGTGGTCACCGACCGGGGGCCCGGCAACGAATGGAGCGTTCACAAGCTCAGAGGCTCCCCGTCTCGCGAGTTTTGCTATCGCCTCTCCGAGGACGGCTTTGAGGTAACGCGCGGCGAGGTCACCGGCAACGCCCGGGGCGCAATCCTCGACTGCATTGAGGTGCGCACCCAGCGCAAGATCTCGACCGCAACGAACCTGATCATCACCGAACTCAACGGCCACAACGAATCGACGATCAGAAACAACCTCACCTGGCTGCGCAAACGGGGCCTGGTCAGCAAGTCCGGGACCGCCTGGAAGCTCACGCCAGCCGGCAGCAGGGCCCTCGACCTGATCAGCCAGGGCACCCACAACCCATGGCGCTAACCACCACAGCAGCAAGTACCCCTCTCTCTCCCCCTAAAGAGAGAAGGAATCAGGAATTATTCTTTGTAATGCCTTGCGGTGCAGTGGATCTGGGGAAATGGAAATCAGGAAAACAGCGGGAAAATGCGGGAATTGATCGGGATTTTTCGCCCCTTGGAATCGAGCCTTCACCGACGCCTTCCCGGCATTCCCGCCTGTTTTCCCGATGGGCCTCCAAATTCCCACACATTTTCCCGCTCTCTGAAAGCTGAGATCGCCCGCCACTACTGCCGTTTGGCCGAAAAATTCCCGATTCCCGCCCCTACGTAGTACCCCCCCCCCCCCCCCCTCAGCCTCTCGACCCCCGATGACCACATCCCCCTCCTGGCTCCCCGCCATCCCCGGCCTGCACCGCCGCGACCCTGAACACCGGTACTGGCTAGGCGATCTGGAGTTCCCCGTCTCGGTGACCGGCGTCCTGTCAGTGCTGAAGAGCGAGTTCGCCATGGCCAGGATCGAGGCCACACGCGCCACCTGGGAGCCCAGAGGTAACAGCTGCCACCGAGTTTTGGAGCTGTTCCTACTGCTGGAGCACAGCGACCAGCCTGGCTTTCGCAGCGAATCCGACGAGATGGTGGGCCTGCTGCACGGGGACTACAGCGATTGGACAGCGCCGCTGCTCAACCACGAACGCTGGGCTCAGGTCGAGGTGATCGCCTGCGAACGCCCCACCTGCTGCGTCAGGCGCCGGGTCGCCGGCACGTTCGACGTGGCCTACATCGATCCCGCCCTGCCCCCCTCGCCAGATCGGCCCGCATGGGCCACTGGGCCCGCCAGGGTGTTGGCGGACCTGAAGACCCTGGGCGAGGGGGGCGCCACGTACTCCACAGCCGCCCAGCTCGGCGGCTACCAGGCCCTCGAAGCCGCCCACGGCAATTGGTACGACTTCGGCCAGACCATCTGGGCCAGGCCCGGCTCTACGACGTTCTCCCCGCTCTACAGCGTCGCCGAGTGCCGCCTGGCGTGGGCTGGGGCCTGGGCTACCTGGCGGGCTCTGCACCCCCATCACCCCAGGCCTGAGCCTGGCATTGCCCTCTCGTGATCGCCTCCCCCTCCCGAGCCAGGGCCACGTAACGAACGGTAACAACCGCCTCGGTGATCTGAGCTGATCTGCCCTACGGTTGCGGCGGCTCAGCATCTCGACTCCAATTCGCGTCCCCCCATGGCTTATCAATCCTCAGCGCCTCCCTGGCGCCGCGACCACAGCGCAGCCATCCCGCCCCAGGCACGACGCCGCCGCAGCAAAAGCCAGGCTGGCGAGTGGGCCGTGTTTCTGTTTTTCGCCGCAATCTTTGCCTCCCTAGTTCACGGGGCAATCAGATGAGCGGCGTATCTCACCCCGTCTTTGCATCTAGCAATGGACTGCTAGATGCCATTGTCAGCCTTAAAGCTGAACAAAAGTCTATCGAAGACAATCTTCAAGCCTTGCTTCACGAATTAGACCGGCGAGTAGCAGCCGGCCAAATTGACCCAGGTGGCTTCCGCCACAATGACTGGGCGTTTTCGTGGAGCGAAGGGCGACGGAGTTGGGCATACCCCGTTCCAGTCAAAACCCTAGAGCAGCAGCTCAAGGCCGCCAAGAAAGTGGCTGAAGCTGACGGCAGCGCCACCGCCAGCACAGGCGCCCCGTTCTGGACAATCAAGGGGCCCAAGACATGATCGCTGACCCCTGGGCGAACGACGGCAACACGCTGCCCGTCGACCTTGCCACCCTAGAGGGCCGCTTAGCCGCCGCGATCCTGGAGGTGCTGGAAAATAGCTCGGTCGGCAAGGACTGGCCGCAGCAAGTGGCACGGGAGGCGCTGCTTCACCTCGCCGCCGAGCTGACGGCGCATCAGCAACTGGTGGGGCGGCCCCTTGCTTTCTATGACGCGGTGCAATTTCTGGCGCAAGAATATAGCCCATGATATTTAACATCTGCGGCATTACCCCAGCGCCACAAGGCAGCAAGCGCCACGTTGGCGGTGGCCGCATGATAGAGAGCAGCGCCAAGGTCAGGCCCTGGCGCGAGGCGGTCAGGCAGGAGGCGCTAGCCACGGGCCTAGCCATTACCAGCGCCCCGATCTACCTGCGCCTGACGTTCCGCTTCGCTAGGCCCAAGGGCCACCGCAACGCCAAGGGCCAGCTCAAACCCTCGGCACCCACTAACCACATCACCAGGCCTGACCTGGACAAGCTCTGCCGCAGCACGCTTGACGGCCTCACCGGTGTGCTGTTCGCCGACGACAGCCAGGTGGCGTTCATGTCGGCGTCAAAGAAATACTGCACGCCCGGCTCCGCCACCGAGCTAGAGGGCTGTCAGATCGAGATCGAGACCATGCAGTGATCGCGCGGCAGACTGAGCCCAGCAGCAGGGGATCACTTGATGGCAGTCACGACCATGGGCGTTGACAGCAGCGGCATAGATCAGGCCCTGGCCTGGGTCGCATACGTCCATGGCCAGATTCCATTTGCTGCCAGCCGAGCGCTCAACGATGTAGCCAAGCAAGCCGCCGTTGATCTTAATAATTCAACGGGTAAATATTTCGATCGCCCTACAAGATTTACGCAGCGAGGTTATTACGTCTCGCGATACAGTAGCAAGACCGATCTCACCGTAGAGCTAGACCTTAGGCCTATCCAGCGCAGCTATTTGCTGCCGTCTATTCAGGGCGGAATTCGCCCTCAGCGTCCATCTGAGCGCCGCCTCGGCATTGCCCCCGCATGGCGTCCTGGCCGCGACGCCACGATCAGCAACGCTACCGGCAACATCAGCAAGGCTCAGGCCATCAAGGCGCTCAAAGGCGGCGCCGCCTACTTCACCATCAAGGATCGACGAGGGAAGCTTGGCCCCGGCATCTACGAACGCAGGGGCCGGAAACAGAAAGAGGTGCGTTCAATCCTGCGTTTCAACAACCTGCCCAACATCCCCCGCCGCTGGCCCATCGAGCGCATCGCCCGCGAATCGGTGAACGCCAGTTGGGCTGGCCTGATGAACCGACGCATGGCCGAGGCACTGGCGACGGCAAGATGAGATCGAGAATCATTCGCACGCAGGGCAGGCAGGACATGCGTCGAGCGGGCAGGATGAGAATGAGAATCGTTCCGGGTCCTTCCAGGGCCCTAAGCCGTGGGTGCACTCGCAGCCTGCGCTTTCTCTTGAGAACGGCTCTCGATAAGGTTGCGTCTCAGGGTTCCGTATAATTGGTTGGGCCGGCGAGGTGAGACTCCCGACCCTGATCAACCTGCGGACACAGGCCGATGGAACTAATTTACGCATTCGACGAAAATTGCTTTTGGCTGGGCCAACTTTGCAAGCATGGCCACGAATGGCCAGGGAGTGGGCAAAGCTTGCGCAGGATCAACCTTTCTCAACCAGCCCTGCACGGTGAATGCGTGGGTTGCGAAAGGAAGCCAGGGCGACGGCGGCATTGGCTAATTCCGTTTATCGACAATGCCGCCATGGGCTTTGAAGAACACTTTACTCTAAGCACTCTTTGCGCTAGAGGGCATAAGTGGCAGGGGTTAGACCTATCTTTACGCTATCAGCGCAGGTGCTTAGAGTGTGATCGAGTTTCGCAGCAAAGGAAAAAGAATAGGGCCAAGTATAAAATTAGACGAAAGGAGGAGCTGCGCAAGCAAGGGCTGACCACCAGGGGCACTGCACCTATCCGCACCGATGGAGGAGCCAAGCCACAAAGCGTCATAACGTTAATGGCAGCCATCAAAAAAGCCGGGTCCACCCCGAGCGTGGCCAATCTAGTGTATATACAGCAGCAAAACTATTGGCGCGAAAATCCAAAAGAGAGAACGGCGTATTGCCGAAAACACTATGCAGATAAGAAGTGGCTCAAGTATCAAATTTGCCCGGCTGCCAGGCTGTACAATCGAGAAAAGTCAAAACGCAGAAAAGCGCAAATGCGCAAGCTGCAAACTGTGGATAAAGTCTCTGTAGCGGCAATTAGAAAGCGGTTTGCCGAGTTTGGCGATTGTTGCGCTTATTGTGGTTCCGGCGGTGACATGGAGATCGAGCACGTAAAGCCTATAGCCGCCCGGGGCGCTCACGCAATTTACAATATCGTGCCAGCTTGCGCATCTTGCAATAGCAGCAAACGCGCTAGGGAGATGAGCGAGTGGTATCAAGCTCAGCCGTTCTTTGATGAGCTGCGGATGCGGCGCATTCATTGCGCGACTTGCCCGCCGCCGCCACAGCAGCTTGCGCTGGCTCTGGCCTGATTGCCTCAGCATCGGCAGCCGCAACCCTTGCAACCGGTTGCGGCTGCCTGGCTAGAGTGGTTGCAATGGCAACTCCGATCAACAGCAAAGCGGGCGCCGATCTGATCGTGGGCCAAACCCGGCGTAAATGCACCAGGCAAAACCTTGAAAAGCTTTGCGAAAAAGGCGCACTGCGGGGCAGTCGATGCATTGTCCGAGAAAAGCCGCTGCTGGTAGACAGCGACCTGTTGGTCAGCGAGTACCTTGCGCGGGTGGCGCCTGATCAAGTCGAGGCGTCGCAGCCGGCTGCCAAGCGCAGCGAGCCATCGGATAAGGCCACCCCGGCGCCACTCCGGCGCCACCCCGCGCAACTGCCCAGCGACGCGCCCGAAGATTTGCCCGATTACACGGTCAGCCGCGCCCGCAGCGAATACGAGAAGGCCAACCTCTTAGAGCTGCAACGCAAGACGCAGGAAGGCCAGCTGCTGCGCCGTGAGGATGCAGAGCAGGCCTGGGGCAGCGCAGTGAACATCACCCGCAACCGCCTGCTAGGCGTGCCCAGCGCGGCGAAACAGAGGATCCCGCATCTGGAGCTGGAAGAGGTCGAGCTGCTGACCACGCTGATACGAGATGCGCTCGAAGAGTTGGCAGCTGGGGAGGTGGCGGCATGACGCTGGCACTGCACCTCGGCGACTGCCTGGAGGTGCTGCGCACCATGCCCGATGCCAGCGTGGACGCGGTGGTGACGGATCCGCCGTACTACCGGGTCAAGAACGAGGGCTGGGATCGCCAATGGGACGACCCAGAGGCGTTCTTGGCTTGGCTAGATCAGGTCGCCGAGCAATGGCAACGGGTTCTCAAGCCCAACGGGTCGCTCTATTGCTTTGCTTCCCCGCAGATGGCGGCACGGGTTGAGGTGATGCTGGGGCAGCGGTTTCAGGTGTTGAACAACATCCGGTGGACCAAGGCCCAGGGATGGCATAAAAAGGCAGAGAAGGAGGCACTGCGGTCTTACCTGTCGCCGTGGGAAGCGGTAATCTTTGCTGAGCAGTTCGGGGCGGATGGCTCAGCGCTCCACGGGTCAGGTTGGGCCGATCAATGCGCAGAGCTTCGCGCTGGCGTGTTTGAGCCGTTGCGCCAGTACTTGCTTCAGGAGCGCGACAGGGCAGGCATTACAAACCGGCAGGTTGACGAGTGCTTGGGCACGTCGGACATGGCTCGCCATTATTTCGGGGCCAGCCAATGGGCGCTGCCCACCGAAGACGCCTACGCCAAGCTGCGGCATTTGTTCAACAACGGCCCAGGGCACGAGTATCTCCGCCGCGACTACGAGGATCTCCGCCGCGACTACGAGGATCTCCGCCGCCCGTTCAACGTCACCCGCTGTGATCCGTTCACCGACGTTTGGACCTTCCGCACGGTTCAGGCACGGCCAGGGAAGCACCCATGCGAGAAGCCCCAGGCCCTGCTGCGGCACATCATCAGCAGTAGCACCAAGCCCGGCGCCGTGGTGCTTGACTCGTTTGCTGGTAGCGGGGCAACGGGCCAAGCCTGTCTTGCCTTGGGCCGGGAGTTCATCGGCATTGAGCGCTGCCCCCATTGGCACCGCGTCGGGACGCAATCCCTGACGACAGTTCAGCCTGACCTGTTCAGCTCAGGCTGCGCAGCATGATCACCGCCGATCCGGCCGAACTCACCAGGCAGATCCTGGCCGGCCTCAAGCCGCCGCCACGGTTGCGGCTGAGCGAGTACGCCGACGAGTTTGCGGTGATGACCGGCAACGCTGCTGAGAAGGGGAGGTGGCACACGCTCCCCTATCAGCGCGAGATTCTCGACGCCTTCACCGACCCAGCTGTGGAGACGGTGGCGATTATGAAGAGCGCTCGAATTGGCTGGACAAAGATGTTGGGCGTGGTGATTCAGCTGTTCTCCCATCAGGATCCATGCCCCGTGATGATTGTGCAGCCGGTCAAAGAAGACGCAGAGGGCTATAGCAAAGAAGAAATTAAGGACTTGTTTCAAGATACGCCCTGCCTGCGTGGCCTAATCTCCGAAAGCAAAGCTCGCAATACAGTCAGCAACACGATTCTGTTAAAGCAGCTGAGCAACGGCGGCTTGATTGACATTGTGAACGCTGCCAGCGGTCGCAGTTTCCGACGCAAAAGCCGCAAGGTTGTGCTGTTTGATGAGGTAGACGCCTATCCCAAGCTTGATGAAGGCGATCCAATCAAATTGGGCCGCAATAGGGCCGATTATTACTGGGATCGCAAGATCGGCCTAGGCGGCACTCCAATTTTCAAGGGTGGCAAAACTGAAGAGTGGTTTCTGCGTGGCGACCAGCGGCGTTATTTCGTGCCGTGTCCGTTCTGCCAGGCGATGCAGGTGTTGCGCTGGCAGCAGATGATTTGCGAGGGCGAGCACGCCGGCCACTACGGATGCGAGAACTGCGCCGAGCCGATCCCACACAGCAAAAAACGGTGGATGGTGGAGCGCGGCGAGTGGCGCCCCACGGCTGTTAGCCAGCAGCCGGGCCTGGTGAGCTTCCACATCTGGGCCGCCTACAGCTATTCCCCAGCGGCGAGCTGGCCCGTGCTGGTGCGCGAGCACGCCGAGGCCCTGGAGGCAATGCGCAAGGGCGACCCTGACGCGATGCAGACGTTCCACAACACCGTGCTAGGGCTGCCCTGGGAGGATTCGATCTCCAGCAAATTGACCGGCGACGGCCTGGCCGAGCGCCGCAAGAACGAAACCGCCGGCAACGGCTACCCGGCTGGCACGGTGCCAGATGGCGTGCTGCTGATCACCGCTGGCGTTGACGTGCAGGGCGGCGGCGGCACATCAGGCGAGCGGCTGGTGGTGACGGTATGGGGCTGGGGCCGTGGTGAAGAGGGCTGGCACCTGGGCCACTGGGAGATCGATGGCGACCCGCAGCAGCCCGAGACCCTGGCGCAGCTCGACCAGATCGCCAAAACCCGGTGGGCCAGGGCCGATGGCGCGGAGATGCGGCTGGCGATGGGCGGCATTGACGACGGCGGCTATGCCACTCATGAGGTGCGCGACTGGTGCCGGGGCCGCACTGCCAACTGGGTGCCGATGAAAGGGGCCCCTCAGAAGGGCAAGCCGCTGCTCGGGAAAGGTGTGGCCGTGGATGTCAACCGCAAGAACCAAGGCATCGTGAAAAGGGGCGTGTTGCTCTATGGCATCGGCTACGACGCCAGCATCAATCACCTGCAGGGCCGGCTGCGCAACGAACAACCAGGCCCCGGCTATTTGCATTTTGGTGAGGCCTCGACTGATCAGTTCCTGGCGGAGCTGTTCCCGTGGAAACGCATGCCCAAACGGCACAACGGCCAAACAACCTACAGCTGGGTACTCCCCAACGGCTCCCGCGATGAGGCCGGCGACTGCACCAGGATGGCCTATGCGGCGCTGCAGCTGGTTGCCCGCCGCTACAACCGGGCGACGATGTGGGATCAACTGGAAGCGCAGGTGCGGGCCCTGGCTGATCCCCTGCCGACGCCGCAGGCTCAGCCTGCAGAGGCTGATGCTGGGCGACCAGGATGGCTTGGCAGCTCCCTGGCCCGCAAGGGTTGGCTGAGCCGCTAGATGGCGCCTGGCTGGTCAGAGTAGGTAGTCTGAGGGCATGGCGTACACCACTCAGCAGCTAGCAGACCTGCGCAGCGCGATTGCCGAGGGCGTGCTCCGCGTGCGTTTCACCGACGGCCGAGAGCTGACATATCGCAGCCTGGACGAAATGAGGCGCATCGAGGCGACGATGGCCGCCGAGCTGGAACCAACAACGACCGTAATGGTCAAGCGCACGTATTACACATTCCAGCGGCCTACCTAATGGGAAAACGCAAGAAAAGCAAAACCCAGCAGGTAGAAGCGCTGGAGCGACAGCTATTTATAGAGCGCTCGCAAGCGTTTGAAGCAGCAAAACAAACACGGCAAACTGAGGGCTGGTGGAGCAGCAATAGCGGCCCCAACAGCGATCTTAGGCAGTCGTGGCATTGGCTGGTAAAGCGCCACCAAGATCTAGCAGATAATGATTCTTATGCGGGTAGAGCTGTTGGCGTGATCGTCAACAACTGGATAGGCGACGGCATTATGTCAACGCCACAAGGCGCCACCAAGAAATACAAGGGGCTGTGGAAGACGTGGGCAGAATCGCCAGAATCCGACTTTTACGAAACCCACGATTGGTACGGCAATCAAGCGCTGGGGGCCAGAACGACAGCCGTGCGAGGCGCCGTGGTGCTGCGCCAGCGGGTGCGCCCAGAGCTGCTGGAGCGCTATGGCATGGTGCCCCTACAGGTGCAGACCCTAGAGCCTGACTGGCTTGATTTCAATAAAGACAATGGAGTAGACATATTATTTGGCCAGCAATTTGATACAGCCGGACGGCTACAAGGCTACTGGATACGTGACAACCATCCCGGCGAATCGGTGCTAGCCACTGGCGTAAGGGTGCAAAGTAGCTTTGTGCCCAAACAAGAAATCCGCCTGCACTTTGATTGCCAAAGGCCAGGCCAGCGCATGGGTCTGCCGTTTGGCACGGCTGCGATCCTGACGCTGCGCGATATGGGCGACATTCGCGCAGCCCAGCAGCTGAGAGACAAGATCGCGGCGTGCTTTTTTGGGGTAACCACCGACACAGACGGCGAGCCTGACCCCGGCAAGACTGGTACCGTATTTGACACAATCGAGCCAGGTGCCAATATGCACCTGCCACCTGGCCGCACTTTCCAGGCGTTTACCCCCCCGAGTTCTGGCGATTTTGTTAGCACGCACCGCGAATACGCTCACTCGGTAGCAGCGGCCTACCAGATCACCTACGAATCACTTACCGGTGACTTAAGCAACGTCAATTTCTCTAGCTTTCGAGGCGGCTGGCTTGAGTTTCAGCGGCGCATTGCTTACCTGAGAGGCAAAGTTTCCTATCCGGGCATGATGGATCCGATATGCCGCTGGCATGACGATCTAGCGCGGATGAGCGGCCTACTAAAGGGCCCCGTCACCTGGATCCACACGCCACCACGGCGGGAGATGATCGACCCCACCCGAGAAATCCCGGCGCTGATCGACGCGATCAGGGCCGGACTAATGAGCCTGAGCGAGGTACAGCGATCGTTTGGGTATGTGCCTGACGAAGTGCGGGCAGAGCTGGCGCAGGACATCGAGCGAGCCCGCGCAGCGGGCCTGACGCTGACCGTGGATGCAGGGCTGGTGAGCGACTCGGGCGTTGCCCAGGGATCCCAGGGCGCCACGCCCACCACAGGCGACAGCGGAACCGTGGCCCCTGCCAGGATGGACTAGCTAGCCTGAGCCAAACGACAGGCTGGCAATGGCGCTAGGCGTAACGGTAAAAGGCTCTGCGGCTGCCCCGGTGTTGCAGCTGTATGGCGATTTCGGGCTAGACATTCTCGCCACTGACGTATCGGCTGCGCTGGCATCTGCGGGTGGCCGGCCTCTAGCTATCCACCTGTTCAGCTATGGCGGCGATGCTGGCCAAGGCCTGGCAATTTACGACATTCTGGCCGGCTATAGCGGCCAGAAAACAATCACAATTGATGGTGTTGCCGCGTCGTCAGGCAGCCTGTCGGCCATGGCCGGGCGGGTGGTAATGCCGGCCAACGCTCTGTTGATGATCCACAACTGCTGGAGCATGGCCGTTGGCGATTCCGCATCCATGCGGGCCCAGGCCGACACGCTGGACGTCTTCAGCGCGGCTTTCCGCCGCACCTATGCCAGCAAATCCGGCGCCAGCGAGGCCCAGGTGGCGGAATGGATGGCGGCGAATGGCGGCGCTGGCACGTGGTTCGATGCTGAGGCTGCGCTGGCAGCGGGCCTGATTGACGAAATCACCCCTGCCGCAAACGTGCGAGCCCAGGCCTATCCGCCGATGCCTGCCGATCGATTCAGCAACCCCCCGGAGGCGTTGCTCACTAGCTGGGCTGGAGTCGGTAGTCTGAGTACAGGACTGGGCTCAACTACGCCCCCCCCGACATTAGCGATGACGGTGCAAACTCAAGCCGGCGGGGAGCCGGCAACCCAGGCCCCCCAGGCCGCTCCCCCCCAGGCTGCGGCCACCGCACCGGCGACCACCCCCACCACCCCCACCGAGGCTGTCCAGGCTGCCTCAGACTCGGCAGCCCTAGCCGCTGCACGGCGCGAGATCGACATCCGCCGCTGCGCCGCTCAGGCCAGCCTGAGCGCTGATGCCGTGCAGGCCTTGGTGGACAACGGCAAACCGTTCGCCGAGGTGGCCGTCGAGATTGTGCAGGCCCACGCCACCCTGGTGGAGGGGCGCAGCAGCGCCGGCCACCCTGCCCGCCTGCAGGTGACCCGCGATCCGGGCTCGAATGTCATGGCCGGCATTGAGGCGATGCTGGCGACGCGCATCAATCCCCAGCTGCCCCTGGCCGATGCGGGCCGCAGCTACCGGGGTTATTCCCTGATGGAATGCATCAGGACCTACGCCGAGTCGCGCGGCATTTCCACCATTGGCCGCTCCAGGAGCGAGTTGGCGGTCATGGCCATGCACAGCACCAGCGATTTCCCGCTGTTGTTCAGCAACCTGGCGAACAAAAGCCTTGACGCTGCTTACGAGGAAGAGCCCGCCACCTGGAAGGTAGCCGCCAGACAGAACAACCTGCCGGACTTTAAAAACGCCTCTGATCTGGTTGTCGCTAGCGATTTGACCCCTGAGTTGACGCTGGAGGGAGCCGAATACCGCAAGGGCACACTTCAGGAAGCCCAGGCCACCTGGCGGCTGCTTACGTACACCAAAAAGATTACAGTTTCCAGGCAGGCAATCATCAACGATGACCTGTCTGCCTTGGAGCGCGTCCCGGAGCTGCTGGGCCGTGGCTTCCGCCGACTGGAATCCAACCTGGTGTGGGGGTTAATCACCGGCAATGCCGTCACATCGGTGGACGGGCTCGCACTGTTCGCCGCCGGCCACAACAACACCGGCACTGGCGCTATTGGCATTGCCAGCTGGAATGCGGCCAAGAAGGCAATGCGCAAGCAGACGGACATCAGTGGCGTCACGGTCAACCTGACGCCTGATTTCATGTTTGTGCCAACAGATTTAGAGGCTGCGGGTCTGCAATTCCTGTACCCCACCGGATACGCCCCCGCCACTGCCACTGGCGCCAACGGCCCCAATCCCTACGCCCGCAACGTTGAGCTGATCACCGAGCCACGCCTCGACGGCAGCGCCACCCAGTGGTACGCAGCCGCCGCCCCCAGGCGCATCGACGGCCTGGTCTACGGCTACCTGACGGATGAGCCGGGCCCCTCGATCACCCAGGTGCCTGAGCGCGACCCGGATGGCCTAAGCCTGCTGGCTCGCTTCGACTTCGGCGCCGCAGTAAAAGATTGGCGTTTTATTTACCGCTCTTCTGGCGTCTAATTTTCGTGAATCACGGGCCGGCAACCCCGGCCCACCAATCCATTTGCTTAACGCAATTCCATGAAAAACTCTACACAAGGCGGCAAGGTTTTAACTCTTCCCGCTCCCTACGCCGTGACCGCTGGGCAGGGTGCATTGGTCGGCGCCATTTTTGGCGTTTCCGTCAATACTCTGGCGCTAAATGAGGTTGGGGCGTTTGAGCTGGAAGGTTGCTACAACTTTCCCAAGGCTACTGGCGTTGCTGCGACGCGCGGCGCCCGCGCCTACTGGGATAACACCAACCGAAACGTAACCGCCACTGTTGGCACCAACACGCTTATCGGTGTGTTCGTGACGGCCTACGCCTCTGCCGACACGCTGGCAGAAGTGCGGCTGAACGCCAGTTTCTGATGAGCTGGGCCACGCTATCAGCTGCCGCCGATCGCGTGGCACTCGACCGGTTGGGCGGCGTCAGCGTCACTGCTGGCGCCACAACCGGCAAAGGTTTTTTGCGTCACAACAGCGAGGCCGTCCTTGGCGGCGATCTGGTCATCGTTGATCATCTATTGGAGATCGAAACCAGCAAGTTTGGCAACTTAGGCTATGGAGATTTTGTTGTCGTTGACGGCACTAACTACAAGACCGAAAAACAACCTATGAGGCTTGGCGATGGCACCTGGAGCATTGTGCCGCTAATCCTCACTGACGAAACCCCACCGCCCGCCAGCGATGATGTTGGCATTTCTTACTACCTATCTGTGTTCCAGTAATGCGCAAGCCACCGCTCGACCCATCGCTGTTCACGTTTAGCCCAACGGCTGGAACGGTGACGTTTGCAGCGGGATCTACGAGGCCAACGCATCAGGCACAGATTGTCAGCATTGTCAATACTTCTAATGAGATTTATCTTTATCTGCCCGTACAGTCGGGACGTGGCGGCGCATATAACGCGACAACAGGCATTTTAACGCTTGAGATCGCCACCACAGCAATGAACAGCGGCGATGCGCTGCAAATTGTTATTGATGACAGCGAAATAGGCGCTACCAGCGCACTGCAGGCAGCCGGGAATGTCCTGCTGGGTGGCATCGGCGACAAATTGCCGCCGCTGGACGGTGGACGGTGGCCCGTATCTGGACCGCTGACTGATGTTGAGCTGAGGGCTCAGCCAGTGCCAGTCAGCGGAACGTTCTGGCCAGCAACTCAGCCGGTTTCAGGGACTTTTTGGCAGACAACTCAGCCGGTCTCTGGCCCGCTGACCAACGTGCAGCTGACTGCGAGGCTGCCAATTCTGACCCTATCCGGCACGCGGCTGCAGGTTGAACCGTCGTTGGCGACCAATGCATCCACAGCCACCAACCAGGCGGCATCTAATGTTGCGCTGGGCAGCATTGACGGCAGACTGGGCGTCACCGGCACAGATGCCCCCACCCTGCCAACTGGCGCCAGCGGCCTCGCGGGATTGGTGCAGGTGCTCTACCAGGCGCTGCTGGATCGGCTCCCGGCCGCGCTGAGCAGTGGTCGGCTGTTGGTGGAGCCCAGCCTGCCGACCGGCGCGGCCACAGCCGCTAGACAGCCAGCTATTGGCGTTCCCGGAACCCCCAGCGGGGATGTGTTGTCGGTGCAGGGGGCCAGCGGCGGCACGGCGTTGCCTGTTGTTGCGTCGCCCGCCGCGCCTATTAATTCGGTCTACCAGCAGGCAACTCCTGGCCCGCTGAGCGTCAACACAATTCTGATCGGCCCAATCGACTGCGCCAATACGCGCATGCTGTCGATACAGTGTTTTTCAATAGGCACAGGTGGCCTAATTGTGGCAGAGTGGGCGCCAGATAGCTCTTTCAGCGTTGGCGTATTTACTGCGCAATTAATAAATGCCACAAACGGCGCTGCTCTCACGACGTTTGCCGTAGGTAATTATAACACAAACGTTTGCGCGTTGTGGTTTAGATTGCGATTGGCTACCGCAACAACTGGAAGCACGGTTTACGTTAATCTACAGCAATGGAGTGAAACATCATTTATGCCTAGCATCCAAGCGATCGTGCCGGTGCCCGGCTCATTTATTGCCCTGGCAGCAACAGCCCAGACCACTGACGTTATTTCAGCGACAATATCCGCCAGCGTAACTTCAGCCAACATCTCGCACAGTTGGGGGCTTAGTTTTGCAGTTGAGATTTCAATAAGCGGCATGTCAGGGGCAAATGCCTGGGCCGACTTTAGGATTGAGCAATCCGGCGACCTTGGCGCAACCTGGTATGTTATTTATGATTTGCCGCGCATTACAGCAAATGGCCAGTACAGGTCTCCAGCGCTGATTTCTGGTGGCAACAGGTGGCGCTACGTTCAAACCCTAAACACTGGAACGCAGCTCACGCGCTCAATTAGTCGCCTTGTCTTTAGTGCAGCGCCTCTTGCTATTCGCCAGCGCTATGACCGCACCATATCGCTAACTACAGCCTCGTCCGTGACGCCAGCTCTGATTGTTGGCGATTGCCGCAACCTGCAAATGGTAATCAGGGCTGACGCTATCGGCACCACTGCCCCGGTAGTTCAAATGCAGGGCACGGAGGACGATTGGCAATCGCCAACAGCCGCGTGGTACGACATTGGCGCTGCGCTTGCGGCAAACGCGGCTAGGCCGGCGAGCGTTACCGTCGCCAACGTAAACACCCAGGCTATTCGGGGGATTGTCGTTACCGCCGGATCTGGCGGCACTACAATCCTAAATTATGTACTTCTGAAAGGGTTCTAACCCATGGATACGATTCAAGCCCTCAGCAGCAATGCCCAGGCAAAACGAGCCGCGCTAGAAGTGCAGACTATGGCACTCAGCACGCTCGCTTCCATGCTGAACGCATGGCAAATGGGTATGGACAAAATTTGGCAATGCGCAGATCCAGCCGCAACAGTCGCGGAGTTAGGGATTACAGCGTCTGGAATGTTTGCGCTGTCCGCTGACTTGTGCGAGTTGCTGGAAAAATATTCTCCAGGCTGCACTGCCGACCGATTGCAGCTGATGGCCCCCTGGGATGTCACATTGCACCTTGACGGCACGGCCACCATTGTTCGACTGCCCGAGCCCGATCCGGAACCCGGCGATGGTGAGTCAGCCTTAGACTCGCTAGCCTGAGGCGACGGGAGTTGATGCAATGATCGCGCTAGCGGCCCTAGGCCTGTCGTTGCTGGGAGTGGGCTCTGCTGGCGCCGCAGCACTGTTCAAAATTGCCAGGGGCCTCGGCTCGTTCGAGGCCAAAATCCTTGAGGTGATCCGGAACCAGCAATCCCAGATCAACCGACTGGAGCAGGTCGCCGACCGCCACGACGAACGACTGAGGGATGGCGGCCTGTGAGCTGGCCGGCTGTTGGCAGTAGCCTGTAGCCAGACAGAGGCACCCCATGACCATCTTCAGCCACTACGTGGAATATGTAGGCCTAGGGCTTTTTGTGACCAGCGAGCTGATCGGCATGAGCAGGCTGCGGAGCAACAGCGTGTTACAGCTGGTGCTGAGCGCCGCGCGGCGTGGCGATGCCATCGCGTTGGCGCGAGCTATTGCTAACCCTGCTGCTCGTGGCGCTGCTGGCGGGCCGGATTCTGCCGGCCGCACTGGGGCCGCCCCAACCCGCCGCGTGCGCTGACCCCTGGCGCTCGGACTCTCGACCCTGACCCCTATAGCCGCCGGCCATGACCAGCAGCATCAGTGAGCGCATCCTGGTGGCCGTCGAGGCCCTGCTGCAGGGCGTGCCGCAGGTAGGCGCGAGGATCTGGCGCGAGCGCGAGGAGCCGCCCAGCCGCGACGAATGCCCGTGCCTGATCCTGGGCTGCGACGCTGAGATCAGCAGCGCTGGAACGGTGCCCGTGGTGGACTGCCGGCTGAAGGCCTTCGTTGACATCTGCGTTTCAGGCCGGCCGCTCAGCACATTGGCCGATCCGATCCGCGTTGAAATCAGTCAGCGGCTGATGGCCAGCCCCCGCACCCTGGGGGGCTTGGCCTGGGACATCGTGCCCGAAGGGACAGAGTGGGATCGTGCCGTGGGAGAGATCGGAATTGCTAGGCTGAGGTTCGAGGTTCGTTTCCGCCACCGGCGCGACGACCCGACCGCAACTATCTAGGGGGATCGGAGTGGCTAGCCTGACTGGAGATGAAATGTTTGCTGCTGGCCACGGCGGCAGCTACCTGCTTGACCCTGCGACCGGGAAGCGCACGCTCATCACAGAGCCTGCGCTGCCCGCGGAGGCTCCCGAGCCTACCAAGCCTACCAAGCCTGCCGCAGCTCAGGTCAACCCCTCCACCCCAGCCCCCGGTAAATAATCATGGCTAATTTTGCAGTTGAAAACCTAGCGCTGGTCAAGCTGGAGACCAACTATGGCGTCGATGCTGTTCCTACAGCTAACGATGCCATTCTTTGCACTGAGCCGGTAATCCCCGAGATGCGCGGGGAAGTTATCACCGAGAGCCTGGTGCGGCCGTTTATGGGCGGCCAGCGGCAGATGGTTGTCGGCGAGCATTACGCGGTCAATTTCAAAGTCGAGGTTAACGGCAGCGGCGCCGCCGGTACTGCGCCGCGCTATGGCTCACTGCTACAGGCCAGCCGCCACGCGATGACTACGGTTGCCACCACGTCTAATACTTATTCCGAGATTAGTACAATTGGCGCCGCTAGCACTAGCGTCACTTGCTACATCTGGTACAACGGGTCGCGCCACGCCATCACCGGTTGGCGCGGCTCTTCAGTGACATTTGAGCTGGTTGATAACGATAAGGGCTACTTTACCTTCCAGGGCCTTGGCATCTACGCGGGGCCGGTGACCACTGCGCTGCCTACTTATACATTCTCCACTACAGCGCCGCTTGCGCTACCGGTCACCCTGGGCAATACGCTGAACATAAACATTGCCGGCTATAGCGCTGGGTACCTGCAAAGCTTCCGGGTGACGTTGACAAATGACACGATTTATAAGTCCCGGCCAGGTGGCGCCAGAGAGGTGTTGATCACCGGTATGCAGACCACGACGTTCGAGGTCGTGTACGAGGCCCCGCTGCAATCGGTATTCGACCCATTTGCAGCTGCGCTTACTAATACCACTGGGGCCCTCAGTGTCACCCAAGGCACCACCAACGGCAACCGCGTGGCATTTGCAGCTGCCAGGGCCAAGACGCTGATTCCTTCTTATGAAAGCGACAACGGGGTGGTAATGATGAGGGTGCCGGGCATTTTGCTGCCCAGCACTACAGGCAACGATGGCCACACGTTTGCATTTACCTAAGCGTCCGCTGGCTCAGACTCCCTAGCCCAATCCCCACTCACCACCACCTATGGCCTTCGTTCTTGACCTGTCCCCCACCTACTCACGTGAGGTGAGCTGGAAGGTGCCGGGCAACAGCCCCAGCACTCCGATTGAAATTAAATTTACGGCGCTGTTTAATCGACTAGACGTAAAACAGATCAGGGATGTATTTGTTGATTTCTGGCGAGCTTCCGGGCAGCAAGATGAGCTGACCGAGGAGGAGAAAACCAGAAAGCCCAGAACAGACCGGGAGATAGTCGACATCATCCTGGGCGGCTGGGGAGACATCAACGATCCTCAGGGCAAGCCTGTGCCATTTGACGAAGCCTCGCGCAACAAAGTGTTAGGCATCAAGGGAGCGTTGCGGGCCATCATCGACAAGTGGATCGACAGCCTGGATACCGAAGGCGAAGAAAAAAACTCACAGGTGCCGCTGAATACTGGGCAACCGGCGGTAAGCGAACAGCAGCCCTCTACAGCCCCGACGCCATCGCCGCAGCCGAAGCCTTCGGTGTAGCCCTCCCTGCCATGCCCGAACCCAAAATCATCGATTACCCGGTGCTCCCCGCTAACTGGGACGCCGTGATGATGTTCTGCCGAGGGCAGTGGCAATTCAGCTTGAACGGTCGGGAATGCCTTGACCTCAATACCTATCTGGGCCCAGGCAAGCTGTTCGAGCTCTACGAGGTGCCTGACCACCGGGCCATGGTGGAGCGGTTGCGGGTGATGGAGCATGCCGCGCTCACTGCTCTTCGCGCACAGGAGGCCTAGCCGTGAATCTCGACGCGATTCTCAAAATTACGGCCCAGGTTGCTGGCGCCAACGAGATCAAAACGCTGGGCGAGGGGCTCCAGGGCGTAGAAAGCTCGGCCAAAAATGCCAGCACCGGACTACAGCAGGCAGCGCAAGAATCCAGCCGGGCTGCCAATGAATCGGCGCGAGCCGGCGCAGCAGCCAGGAGTCAGGCGGTAGCGCTCCAGGCCTTGCGCACCGGTGCCCAGGCCGGCGCTGCTGAGATGCGGCGGATGGGCGGCGAGGCCAAGGCCCTGGGTGCTGATTTTCAGCGGATCAAAAACCAGAGCACCGGCGCCTTTGATGGGCTGAGCGGATCGGCGGTGAAAGGTGCCGCTAGCATTCGCAAGCTGCAAGATTTCCTGCAGCCGGCCGAAGCGCAACTAGCAAAATTACGCGAAAGCGTTTTGCAATATGGCGCCGCTAATACTCAATCTGAGCGCTCCATAAATCTGCAGCTCACTGCGCTAAAGAATCTACGCAGCCAAGCGGAGATTAACGGCAGCACCTTTAATGCACTGAGCAGCGATATTCAGCGGCTTACGGCGATTACCAAAGCCGCAGATATTGAATCTAGCAATAATGTCAACAACCTGAAACGCGCTGCTGCAGCTGGGCAGGCGCACGCTGACTCAGTGAGTCAGCAAATTCAGGAGCAGCGGGAATTTATAGAATTGATGCGGCGAGGTGGTGGCGATATTCGCCAGCACACGGCAGAACTAGACAAACTTAAGGATCGCGCGGTACAGATCGGGCTGGCCTGGGAGCCTGGGATTCGCGGCTGGAAATTATTTTCAAAGGCCGCAGGTGAATCCGTCGCTCAGCAGTCGCGTCAGGTCACCCTGCTGCAGGCGACGCTAGGTGAGGCCGGCGACGCCTACCGACGGGTTGGCCGCGAGATCGACGCACTGCGCCAGAAGGCCGCCAGCCTCGATCTGAGCAAGGGCCTCCAGGTCACCCCTGGCAACGTGGCGCGGGGCACGGTCGGCGCCGTGCAAAACATTGTGGCGATGCGCCAGGACCTAGCCCGCTCAATGATGGGCCGGGTGGTGCTCACCGGTGAAGGGCTGGCAGCATCTGGTGTTGCCGGTGCCGCCGGTATGGGGATGGCATCGGGCCTTGGCGGCATGGCCGGCGGCGCACAGGGCTTGGCCAACAGCCTCGATGCGATTGCGGCCAAGGCCGCAGCAATGCCTGGGGTGTTGAAACCCCTGGGCGGCCTGCTATCAGAACCGGCGGCAGCAGCGGCCAACAGCGTGGGCCAGTGGTCGGCATCGCTCACCGCTGCCCAAGCCAAACTGACGGCGCTATCTGGGCCATTCGAGGCCATTGGCAACGCCATCAGCGCTATCGGGCCTGAAGCGTCGGCTGCGGCCGGCGTGGCATCGCTGGCGATTGCTGGGGTCTATCAGGTTCTGAGTCGCCAGGCAGACGAAGCGCAGGCCGATCTAGAGGCCTCATTCCGTGGCATCAGCGACGGCGCCCAGAAGGTTTTGAGCGATCTGGTGCGCATCTACGACAAGGTGCCCAACGCTCGATTGGAGGCTCAGCAAGAGCTGAGGGATCGCAACCTGCAGCGGTTGGGCGAGGTGCCCAGCGATTCGGCGGAGGCCCGTCGAGCGGCCAATGCCGTGGTGTCGGCTGAGCGGGAGATCAACCGGATCAAGGGTGAGCAGAAGGCGCTGGTGCAGGGCGTCCGCGATCGGCTGGAGGCTCAGCAACAGCTCACAGCTGCGGTAAAAGCGACTGCCGAGGCAGAGCGGCAGGCGGCGCTGGCCGCTCGGGCTGCCTACACCCCTGCATTCGCCTCGGCTCGCAGCCTGCTGCTACCCGCAGCCGGGCAGAGCAGTTTCCAGGGGCGCGTCAATGCCCTGGGCATGGGCGGCGGGGCTCGGATTCTCAGCAATTACGAAACCGCCGGCACCCGCGACGACATCGGCCAGGTGATGGCCAGCCGATCTGATGCGGTGTTGCGGCAACAACAGGATGCCGCCCAGCGCACCCGTGGCGCACTGGCTGAGCTGTACCTGGAGATCGACCGGGTTACAGCTGCCAGCAATGGCAGCATCGGCAGCATCAACCAACAGCGAACGGCATGGGCTGCGCTGCAAAACGCGGTCAACCCAGCAGCGCCAGCCTTTGCGCGAGCGGCCGACCAGCTGAAGGCCTTGGATCGGCAGCTCGATCAGATCGCTGCATCCCAGAAGGCCGCAGCGGCTGCACTGGAGGCCGGACTGCTGGCGCGGGCACGATACACCCCGGCATTTGCTGGGGCCCCAGCTCGCACGCTGGCCCTCCCAGCAGCAGGGCAGACCAGCTTTCAAGGCGCAATTGATAGCCGCGGCTTTGGCGGCGGTGCCAGGGCGGCCATTACCGCTGGCGGCGAGCGGCCATTGATCATGGGCGTCGATCGCACTGGCCGTGCCGCGTTCGGTGGCGCCAGCGACTACGCCGGACCTCAATTCGGCGTGGCCAGCAATGCCACCGCGCAAGCCAGCCAGCGCACACGGGGCGCCCTTGCCGAGCTGTTCATCACTATTGATCGGGTGACGGCGGCAAGCAACGGAAGCGTCAGCAGCCTGCAGCGGCAACGCAGCGCCTGGGAAGCCCTCCGGGTCGCGGTGAGTCCAGCAGCACCGGCCTATGCCAGGGCGACGGCGCAGGTGCAGCAGCTCGATGAGAAGCTGGCCAAGCTGACCGCAACCCAGCGAAAACAGCAGGATGTGCAGCGGCAGGGAATTGGCCGCGAGGCAATCGGCAGCGCCCTGGGCACCCTGGCCAGTGGCGGTGGTGCGCAGGGCGCCATTGGGGCCCTGGCTGGGGGGCTGGCGTTCTCTGGCGGTCCTGCCGGCATCGTGGCGGGCGCGGGAGTGGCAGCAGCTGGGGCCACGCTGGGCAGCGGGGTAACCAACGCCATGCAACTACAGCAATCCCAGCTGCGGCTGAAGTTGCTGTCGGAAGGGTTTGATTCGTTCAACGCTGTTCAAAAAACAGCAATCGATCTAGGTAATAAATTTAATACAATCCAGGCGGATGCGTCTAATCAATTCGCCAGCTCTTATGCGCGGCTTCGCCCTCTTGGGTTTACGCTAGCCGAGATAAGCGATATTTACAGCGGTTTTAATACTGCCGCAAAGCTCTCGGGCACGACTGCATCAGAGGCCGCTGGTGCTTGGCTGCAGCTAAGCCAGGCGCTAGGCTCTGGCGCCTTGCGAGGGGAAGAGCTTAACAGCGTCTACGAGCAAACACCGCAGGTGATTCGCGAGATCGCCGAAGTGATGGATATTCCTATTGGCAAGATTAAAGACTATGCCAAGCAAGGCAAAATTACAAGCGCTATTGTTTTGCAAGCGTTGCAAAATATCTCCAAGGAAGGCGCCGGTAAATTGGCTGCTTCGATGGAAGGACCCATTGAAAAGACCAATGCACTGAAGAAGGCATGGAACGAGCTGTCTGTAACGGTTGGCACCGCCGCAATGCCAGCATTCGTAGGCGTTCTAGATGTCACCACAAAAATCATTCAGGGCATCAATAGTGTTGACTGGTCCGTGCTGGCCATGGGACTTGGCGCGGATCCCACGCCTAGAGGCGCCAAAGCGCCAAGGCTCACCGGGCCCAAACTCAAGCCTTATACGGTCGCAGGTATCACCTACGATCCGATTACCGGGGCCTCAATTTCTCGCGACCTAAGCGGTGAGCGCTCCCGTGCCGCAGCAGCTCGCCAGGTGACAGCGGACGATGCGGCAAAGACAGCCGCCAAGGAGACACGCACCAGCACCAGCTTCCAGCCCAGCAGCAAAGCCCGCGCCCTGATCAGCGCCGCCGGCAAGCTAGGCGTATCGCCGCTTGATTTGGCAACGATTATTTCGTTTGAGACTGGCGGCACATTTAGCCCAGGCAAGTGGGGCGGCTCTGGCAATAACTATCTGGGCCTGATTCAAATGGGCGGCCCAGAACGCAAGAAATACGGCGCCCATGCTGGCCAATCGTTCGAGGAACAGGTTCAAGGCCCTGTGGTGAGATACCTCCAGGATCGGTTCAAGAGCCGGGGAATGTCGACCCAGGGCGCCGACCTGCTGACGCTCTACCGCACGGTGCTGGGGGGCAACCCCAAGGCCAGCCTGACCCGCACGGACGGCAATAAAGTCACCCCCGCCAGCGGAGTGGCCCGCATGGGCCCGCACCGTCAGAAGGCGCTGCGCATGTTTTTCGGCGGCAGCTTGGAGAATGTGGGCTACGACCTGGCCCAAGCCGGCGCTGATCAGGTGCAAGGCAGAGAGGAGACCGCGGCGCTGCAGAAAACCCGAGCCGATCAGCTGGCAGCCTCCCGCGATCTGCTGGCCACCAAGCAGGGCCTGCTGCGCATTGCCCAGGCCACAGGCCCCGCAGAGAAGCTGCTAGCTGAGTTCGATGCGGCCAGGACTGAGCGGATGCGCGAGTACGCCGATCGGCTGAGAGCTGCACTGAGCGACGATGAGCGGCGGGCGTTGCTGAGCGCACAGGTTGCCGACGCTGGCGCGGCTGAGATCCAGTATCGCGAGGGTCTCAAGCGGATCACAGAAGAGCAGCTCGACCTCGATCGGCAGCGTCTGGAAAATGTGTTCGCCATGGGCGACGCAATCAAGGAATATCAATCTCGCGATTCCGCAAGCGCCGGGTTGTCTCAAGGAATGAAGCAATATGGCGATTCTATTGGCAATGTGCGCGACGCAATTGCGTCTTTGACCGTAGACGGCATGGGTGGATTAGAGAATAGCCTGGTGAGCTTGGCTACTACCGGCAGCGGCAACTTCAATGCATTCGCGGCTAGCGTATTAACCGACACCAGTCGGATGATATTTCGGCAGTTCGTGCTAAAAACCATCATGACGGCGCTGGGGTTCCTGTCGCCATCGGCAGCCGCCGCGCCGTCCATGGCACAGTCATTTACTGGCGATTTTGGTGGCGGAATTAGCACGGGCTTCCCTGGCGCTATTACATCGTTCAACCCAGTGGGGCCAGCGCCTGTCGGCCTGCCCCGCTTTGCCGGAGGCGGCTACACCGGCAACGGCCCTAGATCTGGCGGCTTGGATGGCCGTGGTGGATTCATGGCCATGCTCCACCCTCGGGAAACCGTGGTGGACCATGCGCAGGGCAATAGCGGCACCACCAGCTCGACCCAGGTGAATATTGCGGTTCACGTCCACCCCAATGGCAACGTGACCAGCAACAGCGACGGCTCCGGCGACGCCCAGGCCCTGGGCAACGATCTGGCTCGCATGCTGGTGCCGATGGTGGGGCCGATGGTCGATCGGCAATTGCAGCGGCACATGGAGCGAGGAGGCCTCCTGAACCGCTAATGGCTACCTTCACCTGGACGCCAGATTTTGACCTTCCCAAGGAAAGCAAACCAGCCGTCTACGAATCCCAATTTGGAGATGGCTACGGCCAGCGTATTCCAAGGGGGCTCAATTCAAACCCTAAGATTTATCCACTGCAGTTCAAGAATCGCAGCAACACCGAGCGCGATCAGATCGAAGCATTCCTAGACGCCAGGGGCGGCGCCGAGTCATTTGATTGGACACCGCCATGGGGCAGCGCTGGCAAATTCAAGTGCCCAGAATGGAGAGTGACCTACAGCAATTTCAATAACAATCAAATCACGGCCACCTTTGTCCAGGTGTTTGAGTTCTAATGCCAATTCCCTTCGCCGAGGCGCAGCTCCCGGCCCCGTCCGCACTGATTGAGCTATTTGAGCTGCAGTTATTTGCGGCTATTCACGGCGTCGATCAGGTCTACAGGTTCCATGCCGGCATCAACGCGAAACAGACCGGCGACGTAGTGTGGGCCGGCAACACCTACGAAGCGCTGCCTATAGAGGCTGAGGGTTTTGCCCTGACCGGCACCGGATCACTGCCGCGCCCCACGCTACGGGTCGCCAATATTCCGCTGACCATCAATAACCCGTTTGCGGGTGGCCTGATCAGCGGCCTACTGCTCAGCCTGCCCAACGGGCTAGAGG